TGAAATGTTACCAAAGTATCCAAGCTTTCAATACTTCCTTGATACGTTGTGCCACGAAATGGTGCACCTATATCAAATGCAGAATTTGGGAGACACAGGAAATCATAATGCATTATTCTGGTCTTTCGAAAAACGAGCAAAGACCCTTGGTCTTGGCTTATAATATAACCAACAAGTGAGAGAGAAATATATAATGAGAAAAACTAAAGAACTAGACCATCACCTTAAGCACATCATCAATAACGTTGTCACAACACTAGAAAAGTTTGAAACTTCAAAAGAAAAGAAGATTACTTACTATACTGGTAATTGGTCAACAGATGTAGCCGCTAACTTCACAGAAAAACAATCTGAAAAAATCTTTAAGAAGATGAATAAGATTATGGAAAATAATCCTAATGTGATGTTTTTACAAAAACGTATGAAACCTATTTCAGTTGGTAGTTGGTCAGAATATGGCGAACAAGAGCCATATGATATTACTGGTTTTGAATACATAGCATTAAAGAGGTAGTATGGTAAAAAAAATAAAAAACGAACTTAATAAGAAATTGCCAGGAGTTTGGTTATGGACAAAAAGACTTTTTTGGTCATTGATAGTTGTAGTGGCCGTCTTTGCTACAGGAACTTTCTATCCAAATCCCATATCAACAAAATGGGCAAACGAAGATTTAAGAAAACAACACACGGCTTGGGCACAAAACCTAGGTTTGGTTTCAAAAGAAATGAAATACAAAACAGATAATGAGTTTGTAAAAGAACTTGGCTATTGTGTTGATTATCTTAACTTTACTACACCAGTTGACAAGAGAGTACCTATTCAAATGTTAGTAGGTCAAGCAGTATTAGAATCTGGTTGGGGTAAATCTAGGTTTGCTAAAGAGGCAAACAATCTATTTGGTATCAGAGTATTTAAATCAACAGCAAGACATTTACTACCAGAGGGTATGACTAAATGGCCTGGTTGGGGTGTAAGAGTGTTTGATACTAAATGTGATTCAGTAAAAGAGTATATAAGATTACTCAATGAGCATCCTGCTTACGAAGACTTTAGAGTTTTAAGAACCAAAATGTGGGCAAAAAACCAAAAGTTAGATTCAGTTGAACTCATCAAAACTTTAAAAGCATTTTCTACAACCGAAGACTATGCTAAAAGAGTTATCAATATGATGACAAAGATTGAAAAAGTACAATCAACAAAGTAAGATAAATAATACTATGTTCGCAATACTATTAACATTTTTTAGTGCTATATCTATTTCTATAATAGCTGCCGGTTATTCTATTATGGGTCTAGCAACTATATTTGCAGGTGCATATATTCCTATCATAGCAATGGGAAGTGCGTTAGAAGTAGGTAAACTTGTAGCCGCCAGTTGGTTATATAATAATTGGCATAACAGTTTAGTACCTAGAACTATAAAAGCATATCTAACGAGTGCTGTTATAGTTTTAATCTTCATTACTTCTATGGGTATTTTTGGTTTCTTATCAAAAGCACACCTTGATAGTGTTCAACCTATGGGCAACTTCTCAATACAAATTAGTTTGATTGATAAACAGATTAAACAAGAAGAGAATAACATTGGTAGAGCAGAGAATACTTTATTACAACTAGATAAATCAATTGAAGTATATCTTAAAAATGACTATGCAACAAGAGGTTTAAAAGAAAGACGTAAACAAGAAGAAGAAAGAAACTTACTCAAAGAAGAAATTAAGTCTAGTACAAAAAAGATTTCAGAATTGTATTTAGAGAAAAGTACAGTTGAATTAGACCAACAAAAGATAGAGGCAGAGGTTGGTCCGTTAAAGTATATTGCAGAATTAATATATGGTGAAAATGCAAAAGACCATTTTGATGAGGCAGTTAGATATGCCATTATGGTATTGATATTTGTATTTGACCCATTAGCAGTATTATTATTGATAGCGGCTAACATATCATTAAGGACTTGGAAAAATGCCAGAGCAGAAAAACAAAAAATTAAAGACGAAGAAGAGAAAAGTACCAAGCGCCAAAAAGATTGGCAAAAGGAAGCTACTAATGCAAAAGCTAGAGCGAAAGACTACCGAGATAAGCAAAAAGTTTATAAAGACTTTTTTAACAAATTAGGTAAGAGAGATTTAAAGAATAGAGATTACGAAGAATTTTTTAGACAAATGGGTACTAAAGAACTTCAGGAACTTGGTCTGGATCCTGACGCAATACGAATCAAATTAGACCAAATTATGGAGTGGAATGAAACGTCTATTAATCCTACTGATATTAAGTAGTACACTAGTTGGTTGTATGAAAACAACTTGTATATCACCTAATAAATGTGAGAAAACGGTAGACTGGAAAGACCCTAAATTTTCACTCTTTAGAACCATAATAACAAATGGCGTTAATTTAGGCAATTAAAGCTTGACAAATGATAGAAAAAGGTGTATAGTATGTATATGATGACAAATGATGATATAATTAGATTGGTTGGTGACCAAACCAAGATTGAAAAGTTGATTAATAATGCAGCTACGGCTTGTAAAAACTCAACAACAGAATGGTCTAAAAACTTTTGGTACAATACATTTAAAACTTTGTGCAATAAGTATAGTAGAACAGACTTATATAATAAACTCTTACACTAAAGGACTAATATGAATATTTTTTATGTAGATAAATCACCTGTGACAGCTGCTCAAATGATGTGTGATAAACACGTACCAAAGATGATTGTAGAATCAGCACAAATGTTATCTACTGCTCATAGAATGTTAGACGGCACCAAGTACACAGGCAAAACTAAAAAAGGTCGTAATATTAAAAGATGGTTACACCCTAACTCAAACCTAGAAAAAACTTTATACTTAGCGTGTCACACAGGACACCCTAGTACATTATGGGTTATGGAAAGTGCATACAATTATATGTGGTTGTATAGACATATGATGGCATTACATAAAGAATGGCAATTAAGATATGGTCATAGTAAAAACCATTTGACTATTGAACTTCTAGGCGATATACTAAAACATACACCTATGAATATACAACTAAATAAGATTGCAACAGAACCAACTCCTGCTATGCCTGACCATTGCAAGGTTGATGGTGACTCTGTAGCTAGTTATAGAAACTACTATATACTAGAAAAGAAAAAATTTGCAAAATGGGAGTTTACTAAAACACCAGAATGGTATGTAGAGGGTAAAATAATAGATAATGAAGCTGAAGAACAATACATCTAAACCTAAAATCTACGAAAGAAATCCTATGACAGGAGTTATTCGTTGGAGATATGTTAACGAGTCACCAGATAAATTTGGATGGCCTAATTATGGAAGAATATTAAAGGAGAAAAAAAATGCGAAATGAAATGTTAGAAGCTCTTAAAGCACACGCTGAAGGACATATTAAGAAACATAAAGTAAATATTGAAGTGTTGTTGACCAAAGCAGTAGGTATTGGTGAACACGGTGATATATTAACTGAAATTGAAAAAGAATTAAAGATTGTTGCTGAATATAATGACCAATTAGAAATGCTTAATAAGTATTTTACTTTTAAAGACCCATTAAAGAGTCAAGGGTAATGCCAAGTTATACTTTTGAAGATACTAAAACCGGTAAAGTGTTTGATGAATTCTATTCTATATCTGATAAAGAAGAATACTTAAAGAAAAACAAACACATTAAACAACTTATCACACAGATAAATATAGTAAGTGGTACAGGTAGTATTAAGAACGACTCTGGTTGGAAAGAGAACTTGTCCAGAATTGCAGAGGCACACCCAACTAGTCCTTTTGCAGATAGATTTGGCAAGAAGTCAATCAAAGAAATTAAAACAAAACAGGTGATTGAAAAACACCGTAAACGTAAAGGAAAGTAATGACAAAAGATTTACCAGATTATATGCGTGGTTTTGATATTGATGATGATTGGGGTATGACACCAGTTTCTAATGCACCTGAAACTCAACCTGCTATTGATACAAAAGTAATTGAAAGCTCTAATATAGAGTTGGCAAAAGTAAAGACAGATGTTTCATCTATCAAATCAATGATGAATGAAATAATGCAGATAGTGGCAGAAAAAGATACTATCACTAAAGAAGTAAATGACGAACAAACTCTAACTAGATTCAAAGATATAGAAAAGTTAATATTGCCTTTTTTATACAATCTAATGAAGAGTGATGAACCTTATATACATTGGCCAAACAGAGCGCCAATCATTAAGGCTCAGATTGAAAAACTATTAAAAATTACAAGGGATTAAAATGAAACTATCAAACAATTTTTCTTTAAAAGAAATGACAGCTTCACAAACAGCTGTCCGTAAGGGTATTAGTAATAACCCTAGTGAAGACCATATGAATAACTTAAAAGAGTTATGTGAAAACGTATTACAAAAAGTAAGAGACCATTATGGTAAAGTGGTTACCATTTCAAGTGGGTATCGTAGTCCTGAATTATGCGAAGCAATCGGCTCAAGCAAAAATTCACAGCACGCTAAGGGCCAGGCGGCCGATTTTGAGGTATTTGGATTGAGCAACGCTGAACTAGTAAAGTGGATTTCAGAGAATTGTGAATATGACCAGATGATTTTGGAATTCCACAATTTAGATGAACCAAATTCTGGATGGGTACATTGTTCGTATCGTAATGATGGTGAAAACCGTAAAGAAATCTTACGTGCTTATAAGAGTGACACAAATAAGACTTGTTATGAGTCATACGTACCTAATTGAAAAGAGAAACGAGAAGAGTTAAGGAACTCTCCCGACTTAATTAATGAACATATGATGGATTATAGAGCAAATTAAGCTTGCCATTGTGATATAAACTGTATATAATGTATATATGATGAAAAAGATAAAGACAGAAAAAACACTAGAAATAGCTAAATACGTACTTGGACTTGTTTGTCTAGGTGTTGGTTTAGCAATATTAGCTTTAATATTAAACTACCTACAAGGAACGATATAATGAAAAATTTTGTACAATTAGACGAGAGTAAATTTCCACAAACAAAGGGAATGAATCAAGGTGGTTTTAGATTTTATCAAGTTGACGGTAAAAACTATCCATCTGTAACCACAATTTTAGGTGTTCAAAAGAAACCAGGTTTAGAACAATGGCGTAAAAATGTTGGTGAAGCAGCTGCAAAATGGGAAATGGCCAGAGCGGCACGCAGAGGTAAAGCTGTACACACACTTGTAGAACAATATCTAAAAGGTGAGACACCGGCAATTCGTGATGTATTACCACTTGGTATGTTTAAGTTGATGAAACCATATCTTGACCAGATTGATAATATTCATTGTCTTGAAAAGATTATGTATTCACACAAACTGACCCTTGCTGGTCAAGTTGATTGTATTGCAGAATACAATGGTAAGTTATCTGTTATTGACTTCAAAACAGCTAATAAAGAACGTATTGATTCTTGGAATCATAGTTATTATTTGCAATGTACTGCCTATGCTATTATGTATGAAGAGCTATTCGGTACTCCCATAGAACAAATCGTTATTCTTCAATCAGGAGAAGATGGTTCTATGAAACCATTTGTAAAAGATAAAGCGACATATACGTCAGACCTAGAGAAAGCAATTAAGGACTTTTATAAATATTATGAAGAACTTAATAAAGAAACCAAAACTACTGCCGATTTATAGTAAGACCTCTTTATAAGTCCTAGGGAGGCTTCAATGCAAAAATTAATACTAGTTTTGTTATTTACCATAATAACATTTACAGCAAAGGCACAAATGGCACCAATGAGTTTACCTGCTCAATGTGGACCAAGTGAAGTTGTAAATGAATATGTAATAAAATTTGGTTTTATGGTTGAATCTATGTCTATGGCAAAAGAAGGTGCTCAAAAAGAAGCACCTGTAGCGTATTATGTTTATACGTTTGTAAACGGAGATAGAACTGAACATTTGATTGTACTTACTAGTCCATCAGGACAAGAAAGTTGTATAGTATCACACTCCTTTGATTTGGTTTTACCACCAAAAGAGGGTGCATAAGAATTAGTCGTTGACGACAAATATGGTAGACAGACTGGACTCCGGGGCAGTTCCGGACAGCTCCACCATAAACACATTTATAGAGTGTGCTTATGATGGGGCTGATATAGGATTCGACAGATGTTGAGAAATTTGTAAGAGATTAATAGGTGGCAACCTTAAATGCTAATTAAACGCAAACGATAATAACTTTGCATTAGCAGCTTAATCACTGCTTTGAGTTTTGTGGATTGTACTTCGAAACAGAAACAATCCACGCTTTACATTTAATAGAATAAGTGATATATTATATAATATGAACTCAAAAGAATTTACTCAAATAATTAATAACATAGTCAAAGAGAAAAGACCTATTTCTTATCTGGATGCCGTAGTATGGTATTGTGAAGAAAATAAGATTGAAATAGAAACTACTTCAAGACTAATATCAAAATCTCTCAAAGAACGAATCAAAGCAGAGGCTCTAAATGCCAATATGCTGAAGATTAAGAAAGGTGGTACTCTACCTGTA